TGGTAGTGTAACAATTTGTGAGTTCAATATCTCATTCGCCACGCGCTTGCTGAACTCAGCTCCAGGGTTAGACCCGTCTTCTTTAATGTCGTTATCTCCTACTACATATATAGTTTCATAACCGCCAAAGAGTTTGGCAAAGTGTGGCTTCCAAGCCTGCACTCCAGGTACACCAACAGCTGGGATACCGAGCACTCCACTAGTTATGACTGTGTCTAACTCACCTTCGCACACCACAATGTATGGTGACATAACAGTTACATCAGTGACGTTATACAGGTGTGCCTTCTGCCCGGTAGGTGAACCATACTTAGGCTTAGCATCATCTGTTCGTCTAAACTTAAAGCCTACGCAACTACCACTGGCAGTAATGTAGGGAATAGAGATCCAACCTTCGTGCATCTCGTGACCATTGGCAGGATCAACGACTGCCCCTAACTGGTAGCGTGCAGCTACCTTTTCAGAGATCCCACGTTCGTCGAGTGCGACTAGAACCTCTGGAGTTATTTCCTGAGCGTATCGTTGCGCCGCTTCCAGTAGCGATTTCGACTGCACGCTTGAGGCCATCGTTGAACTCCATATTCTCTAGTATGCACACCAAGTTAGCAGCGTTACCGCCTTTACCGCAGGTGTGACAGAAGTATAAATTGTCTACAGTATTTATTACCGCACTCCTGCGGGAGTCGCTATGCAGCACACATCGCACTGAACAGGACTTACCTTCTCTTACTTCACCGCCATAGTTGGCAACGATTGGTCCTATGGGGATTGAGTTTGCATCAACGGCACCTTTGTATCTGCCCGTTTTACGTACCCTGGCCCAGTCTTGTGCTGGCATACACACCCCTTATCATCGCACTTATCGTGCCACTGAGCTGAACGCTTGTAGTGGGTAAGGCCGTTCTCTTCTCCGCCCTTATGACAGTTCTGGCAAATCATATTCTTCTACCGCTTCTTCTGCATCAGCTTCTAATATTGCTTCTTCTAGTACAACTTCTTGTACCGCTTCTGCTGGACCTGTTGATGTACTAATAATTCCTTCTGGTACTGGTGTCATTGCTTTTCCTTTAGCCATTTCCATCGTTCAAAGCGAACGATTTGTCTTATTGATCCTGCTGATATATTAAATTGTTGTGCAAGTTCTGGAACATTACTTGGACGTGCTCCGTTAATACCTGGTTTGTAGTGCTCCCTGATATAAAGGACATCCTGTTCTTTCAACTTGCAATTACCGTGTCTTTCGCCACGCCAATCCTTGTGCCTATTCTTAGCAACCATATCTTTTGAATTATCTTTATGAGTTCCAACAGATAAATGGTTTGGGTTTACGCACACTTTTACGTCGCACTTGTGCATAACTACCATCCCTTGTGGTATTTCACCAAAAGTAATCTGATAGGAATACCGATGCGCCCCAGTGTTTCTATAGTTACCGTAGCCTGATTTAGATACACCGCCAGTCCAAAGCCAGCAATCATTTTGCTTATCAACTTTAGACCAAAAGATATCTACCTTTTCAGCTTCGGTTTTTTTCTTTCCTAGCGTAGTCATTGTTTACCTTTCAACCATTGGTCAAGTGATTCAATGACCCAAGCCTTGTCTATGCCAGCATTGCGACGCTTAACTACAACGTAATGCAGTGGTACTTCCCCGATACCTCTTGCCTTCGCGTAGTTAAGCGCCTCAACTTCTGCTTGCCTCCAGAACTCCGGTAGGTCTAGCCTTGCCGTGTTCTTGAGTTCTAGTATGTAGGTCTGTCCCGAGACAACACATACTAAATCACCTTCGTCATCTTTGCCAGCCAAGCGTAAGCGTTCAGCTAGCACACCAAGACCACGAAACCATTTCATTACATCAATCTCAAAGGCTGCGCCTTTGGCTTTATTGTACTTCGGACTGCTCATCTTTGCCCGTGTCATAGATGGCGTTACCGTCTTTATCAATCTTAATCTTAAATACTTTCAGTTCAATCAACGCCATTACTAGGTTAGCCATATCAGCTTCTAATTGTTTGATGCGCTTCTTAACATACTGGATCTCTGTGTTACTCATTGACCTATCGCTTTCTGCCACTCATCAATTGGCGTATAACTACCATCATATCCATTGCGTACATCTTTACCTAACATTGTGCCATACGCATCTTTGTCAGAGATCTGACAGGCAGCATAGTTGGCAACCAAAGTTACATAATCAGAAGCATCTGCTGTGTGCTTACCAAAGCGGTTCTTCACCGCTGCGATATTGAGATCACCACTGGCTGGGTCAAAACCTAGCGTTAGGATTAACGCTGGCAACTGACTGACCTTACCGTGGATAGCACGTCTGGCTGGTGGTCTAGTAGGTGAACCATACTCAGACTGTTCAGAGACGTGATGCAGTACCAGTACACAGGCTTCGGTCTTGCGTGCCATATCGTGAAGCTCCATCATAATTGCACGCAAGCCTGCCCATTCATTATCTGTTTCTGCTGCTACGTTCATTAAGTTATCTATGACAATTAGTTCTGGAGCAATGCCATAGAGTTCAACGTATGCCTTGATTTCTAACTCGATATCATCGAGTGACGGACTAGAGTCAAAGACCCACTTGATATGAGTTAACTTCTCAAAGTGTTTGTCATAGTAATGGGAGTTGTTAGATAGGTTCTGTTCAACTGTTACCTGGTTGTGACCAGATGTATGTGCAGCAGAGCGCAACATTACTGTTGCTGTGTCGGTATCTGCTGAGAAGAACAACGTAGGTACTTTTGCTCTGATGCTGTACACCAAAGCAAACATCGACTTACCTACATTGGGCGCAGCAGCTACCATACACACTTGCCCTCGTCGGAACTTGATCTGTTTAGGTACAAGATCTTTCCACACATCAGGTAGAGGTGTTGCTTTAGTGAGGACTGTTCCCCACGCACGCTGTAAGCTAAGCATTAAACTCCCCAAATGGAATAACGATACCTCGTTCTTTACGAATCCTTGTTCTCTTGCCGTGGGTTAATCCACCCCAGACACCAAAGCGTTCGTTCTTAATTCCCCACTCAGCACACTCGGATTTGTGTACACATTTACCACACAGAGATAAAATCATAGGCATCTCTGGTGGGTATTCTGCTTCTGGTGGGTAAAATAATTCTGTGTCTATTCCCCTACAGCGTGGGTCTTCAAAGTTCCAAGGCCCTCGCACCGGTTAACGGACCCAGATAGTCTCGCATTTATCTGGTGAACCCTTCGGCGTGTTACACATATAACCCTGCCAAGGACCCTTCGGTGATGTTCCTGATTTGAAAGCCATCGGTCCGTGCTTACAGGACTTAGACCCTGGTGCCTCTGCGGCTGGTGCTGCAGGTGCGTTGAACTGTGCTGCAATATCTGCAACAGCACGTGCTGGTGCTGCAGGTACTGAACCTAGTTCAGCTGATGTTGATTTAATAAGTGATGCAACCATTGATAGATCTGTTAGACCTGTTTCCAAGTCTTTGATATCTGTTGCGTACAAGTTGATGAGTGAACCATCGCCTGTCTTAAAGTTCACTTGGAACTTTGTGTTTTCGTTTGCAGCCATTTACTTTCCTCCGATAGTTTTGATGTTAAGTCGTACAGATTCATTACCGACAACCTTCGGTACAAACCCTAGAAGTTTCTCAACTTCCTTTGCATCAACTGATTCTCTACCTTTAACAATAGACCAGCTGATTTCTACACCACTAGGTGTTACTCCAGTAGTTCCCTCAAAGGATGCCTTCAAGGAATCTTTTTCTTTTTCTAACTCTTTGATCTTGCTATCTAACTGTAGATACAGCAGTGCGTTCTTGTCAACTGCTTCGTCCTCAATAACTATTTCACTAAGGACGATACGTTCTTTTTTTAAGCCACCACATCCCATAGTCTCAGACTCATCATAGTATTGGCAATAGTCTTTACAAAATGATTGGTCCTTCTCAGGCTCTGGCAAGGTTGGACTTGCCTTTACATTTGCTAACCACTCAAAGGCTTCTAAAGCAATGCTTTCGTCATAAGGTTCTGTATGTACTTTGACATCTTTCTCAGCACCATCACGAGCAATAGCAACAAGATTAACCGTTTTAACATTGTGTCCATTCTTGGATAGTAAGTATCCATAAACCTGTACCTGCCAACGCTGTTGCTTAGATGGAAAGTAGCTCAGGTTCTTTATCTTGCTGGTCTTCCAGTCAATGACTGCGCCAGTACTAGGTATAAATAAATCTACGTGTGCTTTCATATCACCATAGGCAACAGAAGTTTCAACTAGATACTCTTTGCCTTCTGGATCTATGTGGCCGATAGCCTCTTCAATTGCAGCGTGTATGGCAGTACCCATAATGGCAGCCAGCTTTGATTGGTTCTCATTGGTATGTGGCTGTGCGTTTAATCTGTACCAGACCTTGCGCTTGCAACTACCAATCTCTGACGGACCTACCTCTGTCTGCATACTACGGTCACGACTTGCATCTTTGTTATGCAGTACGTGCAGCAGTAATTCCTTTGGATCTTCAATTGCCATCATTACCCCTTGCAATTTTTGTTGCTTGTATCTGCATACCTACTGCATTATCAATAGATGTATGAACCTCAATAGCTTCAATCTTTTGTGCAATCTGTTCACGTAATTCTAGTAACTCAATACGTCCTGCTAGGTAACCTTGCTGTAGAAAATAATTGGCAGAGTATTCATCAGTCATATTGATACCCTTTATTTCCATTGCTGGTCATCCTTCCATTGCAACCAGGTATCAAAACCATAGGCAGATACAAAGCCAATAATAAAACCTAGTATTACTCCAACTAATAACATAGCTATATCCTCTCCTGGATCTCTAACTGTATGGGTGGGCTAGTATTGATGTCAAGAACCGACGCGATCTTTACTGCCTTTTCTGCCGCTATCTTTGCCATCTCTGGCGTTCTGTACATTTTCTTATCCAAACCGTACAAGAAGCCCAGTGCGTAGTTAGCACCTGAGCCTGCTGCAAACAGACCACGCTCACTGGTATTGAAAGACAAGTCCCCGCCTACCGAGAACAAGTTTGCATCGAAAGATATTAGGAAAGCAAAGTTCATTTCCTTTTGGTCTGGTTCATAGTTATTTTCTTTGAACGCAACAGACATACTAGGTAATAACTTGCCACCCATAAATCGCACGGGATCTTCACCACGATATAACGGTGGCTTCCACGCGTAAGCAAGGATGTCACCAGGACGTGAGTCACCAGTGATGCCTAATAGGTATCTACCCACCGAGATTATCTTGGGAGTTTCCATTGAGATGATGCGCTGGTCACCATCGGTGATCTGCGAATCAGCTGCGAAGACCGTAAAGTCTGAGCCTTGTATACCTACCAGTGTTGTCATTACTAGATTCTATCACTGCGTGTCGCAAGACACATACTAGGCACGCTGTGTGTACAATATGAGCGATAGCGAATAATACAACCGGCCCTTTACAGGGCCGAGGCTTTAGCCGAGAGGCGACTGACCTACAGGAAGGAGCCGTGCCGGACAATGTCGTTCCGTCTACTCACCCTGCCAAGAATGAACCGCAGGCGTAAGCCACTAGATGGCGTTCCTGAGCCTTACGGAGCCGATCTGCGGGGTTTAGGACCCATTCACGTGTGCACGTGTGGCTCACAAGTATTTAATGTTATGTGCTCCTTTGAAGACTACGAGCTAGTCTGGTATTTCCTTGATGCTACCTGTGTTTCCTGTGGCAATCTAGTAGTTGTTCCCTGTTCAGTAGACAAAATTTAGGCACAAAAAAAGAAGGCCGGTCCCCGTAGGGACCGACCTTCTGTATGCCTTGCAGTCAAACTTTACTTCTTTAAGAAAGTCATTTCATCTTTAGGGTTTGCCCACTTGATGATAACTGGTACTAATGAAATCCAGATTGCGTTAACGCACTGCTTCCAATCGTGGCCGTTAAATTCTAGTGGTGACTTACCAATAATGCCGATAGCCATTACTGCGCTATAAACAAAATACTTTCCCCATACTTCAAATACTTTTGCATTGATCTTCATTTGTTCTCCTTCTTAGGTAAAGGCTTAACTGCTGCCTTCATCTTTGCTACTGCCTTGATGGGACCAAGCCAAGGGAACCAAGGCGAGGTGTCATTTCCACAGTTCTCCTTGATGGAGATGTGAATGTGGTGCGGATGTTTGTTGGGACCGGTGTATTCGTGCTCACCTTTTTCCTCTGACCAAATGCGACCAGAGAAAATCAAGTACTTAACGCGTGGATCTTTGCGTAACTTTTGGAACAGATCAAAGCAATCAATACCACCGAGCTTGTCGTGTGTTAGATCTACAGCAAAGCCTGAGTTATGGTCAGAGTTTGGGTTTTGTTTAACGTGGGCAGCAGATGGAAGTAGTCCATCACTTGCCTTCTTGCGATGTGGGCACTGGGCTGTAGCCTGGCGTAGCACTGCGATAGCAGCAGGGGTTGCCTTCTTAACTAATGGGATCATTATGCCTCCAGCTTTGTCTTGATAATTGCTTGGTTGATACGCAGTTCAGTGATCTCTATACACAGTTCATTGATCTGATCCTTCATAGAACCGCCACCGTTTTCATACAACTGGTATTCAATGCGGTCTAGTCTGCGATTCATCTTGCTAAAGAACTTATAGGCTGCAGTAAAGATAACTACTGTTTCGCATAATGCCCAGATACCTGAGAACAATAAGCTGCCATTGTTGATGAGCATAGAACTCATATCACGCCGTTCTGATTGTGAGTAGTAGCAAGCCTCCATAGCCGGAGTATCGCTTATCGGTAGGGGTTTTGTTAATAAAGTCCATCTCTTCGATTAGACCAAGGTATGACTCACCAGTACGGAAGTCTTCTATCTTAATTAAATCTCCAATATCTTCAACGCTTTGCATAACCTGCAAGCGGTCATAGGCATTGCCTTCATAACCTGATGGGTTATTAAACTTATCCATCTCAAAGTCGTATAGTTCTACTGGGTACTGAATCAAACGCTGACGCTTGATAGATGGCAGAACCTGTACTTGGTAGCCAGTAAAGAGTGGCCCAGCAGATGTATTACTAGTTGAACGAGCCATCTCAAACTTAAAGCCAAGATACTGCTGAGGAGTATTTGGGTAAGGAATACCAACTTCTGTAATTACTGCACCTTGTTCAAAGGTACCAATAAGATATTCATTGTCAGTTGAGTCAATTGAGTAAACGTTAAGAGCGCCATTTGTTGTGTCATAGCGTGGCTGTAGTAACTTAAAGATTTTGTTCTCAAGTGTGTTGTAACGGATATAACCAATACGCATAGTGCCCGTTGGTGTAAGTCTTGTTAACTCTTGGATGTAGACCTTGCCATTTGTTGTGCCGTTGTTAGATGTAACAAATGCTAGACGATCAGTGTTGCCAACAAAAGCACAGGCTGTTGTGTAGAACCCTGTAAGGGTTGGGTCATACAGATCCCAAGCGTAGGCAAAGACTAACTGTGTGCCTACCTGTTGACCTAAGTCAACGCGGCTAACGCCAGGTCTACCGTCTACATTTGTAGTACACCATAGGTACTTGTCATAACCTGCAACGTCATAGACTGGTTGCTCTGATTCAAAGATCAGTGGGCCGTAGGCAATAGATCCATCTGATACAGATACATCTGCAACACGAAGACCAAGGTTTGTACCAATAGCCATATAGCCAAGGTAGTAATAGACCTTAAATACAACTTCACCTACTGGAAGTTCAGCTGCTGTGATAGCACTAGTCAGTGTTGGCATAGCACCAGTTGTAGTTAAAGTAAACTTCTGGATAGTTGACTGGATGCCGTTGTAGCCTGATAGGTAGATAGCAGCACCGGATGATGTAATGCTTGTATAAGTAAATGATGCGTTCGGGTGGCTATAGACTGCAGTAGGTAGCGCCACTGCTGAGATAGCAAACTCATAGACACTGTTGTTGACAGCCATAACAAGACGCTCTTTAGTGAACTCAATGACAGCATTAGTTGCTGTGATGGTTGCACTGGTAAACATCTCAGTTGCTGCTGAGCTTGAGTCTAGTGGTCGCTTGTTGACTTGTAGCCTGTTAGTTCCAACCTTGTTGGTTACCCAGTAGGCAAAAGTTCCATCATCACAGACAGAAAGAATTGGGTAGTCAGTACCAGGTGTATAGCTGACAAATGAAACAACGGTTCCATCTGCCTCTACCTTGTCAATCTTGTAGCCATCCCAAACAAGGACTGCGTCCTTGCTGCTGTAGCGAATAGATCTAGCAGATTGGTATGGGCGCTTGTTTGTTTGCAAGCCATTAGTTACTGATGAGTATGAACTGACATCTTTGAGTAGTGTTGCTTGTCCCTTGGTCCATACATCTAAACCCTTGCTGTAAGTAAATTGAAAGCGAAGGGATTCATCCTGTTGTGGCTCAAAGAACTTGATACCTTGACCAAGGTGAAAGCTGGACTGTGATCGTAGCCACCAACCGGTAAGCGTTTGCTCACCAGGCTCGCGTGTCATATCAACTTGGTTTTTACGGTACTGAGCAGTGACGCGACGATAAGGTGTCTCATCACTAGTAGATAGCAAGAACGGGTAGCCAGCAAAGGCTACATCGTAGGCAATACCAGTTGCTGCGTAAGTCTGACTACCAAGTGGATTGGATAACGGATACGGAATTGCGTCCGTAATATCTGAGCCATAGGCCATTACTTACTCCTTGATTGTCGGTATTGTTTGTCGTGCTTAGCACACATTCCTTTAATAACAGCGTATGCAGTACAGCTTCTAATAGCGCACTTAAACAACGCTATTGGATTACGCTAGAAGTAACTTAGCCTCGTCTGCGGTAATGCCTAACTTAACAAGCAATGCTGCCTTAGCCTCTGCTGCAGCTGTTGCTGCAACTTCCTTCTCGTGCTCTGCTGCAGCGTGTGCTTGGGCATCAGCCTCACGCTGGGCAAGTTCTTCTGTTGTTAATGGACGCTCTGTTACCTCGCCTGTAGCGCAGTTAACTTCAATTGCTGTTGTCATTGTTTCTCCTTATGAGTTTTTGATGCCGTAAAGTGTTGCGGTTGAGTATTGGACAAAGTTTCCTGCTGATTGCAAAGAAATGGCTATGTCTGTAATTGCAGAAGTTGTACTCCATAGACCTGCAAGAAGCCACATTGCCTGTGTTGAACTGTTATTTTCTGTAACGCTATCCACGCTGTAAGATTTGTAATTTGCACTTGTATAATTTGGAAGATAAAAATCAAGTGAGCCAAATGTATTTGATGTAGCATTAAAAGCAGGAACTACACCAATAAGGCGATCTGACGCCACCTCTGACCCTGCTGATCCATTTTCTGCATAAATCTCTCTACGCGTAAAGGTTGATGTGCTGCTATTGATGGTGAGTCTAGGATTGTCAAAGTTGCTGACATTGGCAGAGCGACCAGATAACTTGATGCAAAGATCTGTGTAAGTTGATGGGATAGATGTGAAGGAAAGGCTAGAGCTGCCCAATACCCCAACGCTTACAGAGGCAATCTTAGTAAATGTATTTGGCATAGTCTAAGCCGCCTTAATTCCGTAGAGTGTGAAGGTTGAGCCTGCTGCAAAAGATCTAGCACTTGTGGCAGAATACAATACAAGCGAACTCATTGCCGAAGTTGAAGCATAAAGACTGACCATAGTTTCAGCAGCATTAGACGTATTGCTTGACCTGCTTAAAACGGTTTTATTAGTTGTGGTATTTGCATAATTCATAAAGTGTGCAGTACTCATAGATGTACCCAGTGTTGTATTTTGCGCTGAGTTCCAAGCAATTGTTCCATAAGTTCTTGATCCACTTGATTCTCTATTACTAGCCGCACTAGTT